TCTCTATTAAACTCTAATAGATTCTTGTCTTTTAACATCTCTTTTATTTCTGATATTTTTAACTCTTTCATTATCTTCCGTAATAAGCGTTAGTTTGCATTTTAGGCTCTCCATCCCAACAAGATGCGTTAGAATATGAATTTATAGCTATTCTAGCTTCCTTGAAATGATCCCAATATACATACTTTATTTTCTTTTGCATCGGTTTACCCTCAGCTGCTGGATAAGGCACAACTGCATCGCAATAGCTTGTGCTTTTATCATAGTCAATTCTACTTTCAACTGGCACTAGCTCTACACTAGCTTTACCAATTAGTTTTGTGACTTTAAAATAGTCAATGTTTGTTTGATCATATCCCCAAGATCTATAAAATATGTCTCCTACTTTAGTTCTTGAATTATCGTAAATGTATCGTTTCTTAGTCATTATATAAAGTGTTTAAATTTATCTAGGTTATGTGTGAATTTTTGGAAGCTTAACGCTTCTTTCTGTGTGTCAAAGTAAAAACTTTCAATATTATCGTTGAGGTGTATTACATCTACTCTGAAAGTATCATACTCTTTGTTAGTTACAAGTCTAGTTTTCTTGACTTTGGTAATTGGTTTTTTTGCCATAATTAAGTGTGTTTTTGTGTTTTAACTTGTAATAAAGATAATAAATAGTTAATAAGTACACAAGTTATGCACTAAAATATTTACTGTATTGCATACCTACCGAATGTAGGTCTAGATATTATGCTATATGTACCATATCTCACAGCGTCAATAATATGGTTATTCTTATCCTCAGGAACATTTGTTAGCTTTCCTGCTTTATCTTCTAGCCATTTATAGTTACGGAACTCTTGAATAGCGTTTTTACTGTCTGAGGTTATATGTATCTTGTATCGCTTTAATAAATCTATACCAGCGTTTACACTATCTCTACCTTTTATACTACCTCTCACATTCCAGCCCATACGTCTAAGCTCATCGTTTAATCTAGGCTCAGCACTATCTCCCCATATCATTTCTTTCTGTACTCCTATTTCTTGGAACTTCTTATGTATATCTCTACCTGTCATCATAGTCTGATACAAATACTCTTTAATGTAGAGGCTGTGTTCAGTAGTCCATATACCTACTAAAGCAGTAGGATCGTTTGTATAACCATAATCTAGTCCAAATGATATAAACTTTGCATCTTCAGGAATCGTGTCGCAAATACTATGTGTAAATATAATAGATGCAGAGCTTCCTCTTTCACCTAGTCCATAGATCTGCCAGTAAAGCTCATCTGTTGATTTAAGCCTTTCAATTTCTTCAATGAGTACAGGATCTAAAAAAGGATTATCTAAATATGTAGTTATATGAAAATCACAATCAGGTCTTTCTATAATCTCATCATATAACCAATGGTATTCATCAGATGGGTTATAATCAATTATTATTCTACTGGTAGTTCTTATGTTTAATTGGAAAAAATCCTCATAAGTTAATTCATTACCCTCATTAATAAATAACAGATCTCTTTTACGCCCTCTAATTTTTTGTGGCTCATCTAAACTCACAAACTCTATTAGGTTATTATTAAGTCTGTATTCATTTAGGCTTTTACTATGTGCCGTTTCGGTGTATAAATTATGTGTTTGTAATAAGTCAAAGAAATCACGCATACTAGATCCTCTAAGACTTGGTCCGTGTTTTCTACATATAGTTATGATCTTTTTAGTGTTGATCATACAATACTTAAATATTATCCAAATAAGTATGTTATAGGTTTTACCTGAACGAGTACCACCTTGTTCTACAATTATTCTTTTATCACTTGTGTCTAAGTGTTCAAAGACTTTAGTCGTTTTTAGTTGGATAGATGACTTCAATATTTATATCTAGATTTTTACCGTCCATTCCAGTTATCTCTTGTCTCTCCACATATCCTCTATTCTTAAACTTTGTCTTACATAAGAATATTACTGCACTAGGTACGCCATCGTTTACGAGTTCATATAATTTCGTTTCGGCAAAGTCACCTACTACGTTTTGTATTTCCATAACTTTATCCTCAAACTCCGTGTCCTCTTTCATCCACCTATAAGGCGTAGTTCTGTCTATACCGACCTTTTTAGTAGCTTGGGACACAATACCCATACTTTTTTCTAAAGCCTCTAAGAACGCTTCTTTTTTTATGTGTTGTTTTTGTTGTTTTTTTTCTATTTCGTTTTTGGACTTTTCCACGCTTTACTGTATTTATGTTGTTTAATGTTTAAGGCATCAAATACTCCGTCTTTATATAATAAATCTATCTCATCTTTAGTTGCACCAATAGACTTCTTTATATATTCTTTACTTACATTATGTTTATCTACTAAGGTTTTTATTATGTCGTGCATTTTAATTGCCACGTGATTACCCTTAGCTCTATTTATTCTAATTGTTAGTAACATTCTTTCAGGCTCTGTGAGATCCATAATAACACACGGTACTTTTCCATTATATTTTTCTCGTAACGCTTTACTGTTCTTACCTAAGTAGCTTCTATGGTAGCCGTCTATTATAGACATATCTCTATTTAATAATATCGGTTGAATCCAGCCGTTAGTCATTATACTTAATTCTAATAAGTTCAATTCTTTGTTTAGAACTACATTAGGATTATAGTCATTAGCATTTAGCTTATCAACTTCTATCCATTCTACTTTTGAAATAGGATCGTCTTTATACATTATGGTCTCGTTTTAATATTGTGAAATCGTGTCGGAATACTGGTGGGTATTGTTTACCAGCTTTTATCTCTTTGAAATAATCTTCAACTGCTGTCTTGTTTCGTCTGACTGAGTGGTGCATCATATGGCATCTCCAGCATATAGGCTCAAGAGCTTGATTAACTGCATCTACCTCATCTTGTGTTATAGTTACAGGGAATCTGTTAAAGACTTCTGATAATGTATAGTAAGTTACATCATAATCTTCATTGTGTAAATGTAATATACCTTTGTCTTGACTGCATCTCCGACATACTGTAGGCTGGGGAATCCATCCCATTTTCTTAGCTTTGTTTGTTAACTTTAATGATGCTTTTCTAAATTCTGAACTCCATTTCTTGTACTTTTGCATAGTGTTTATAGTGTTTTAATTACATAAGTTATACCATTTTTACCTACACTTTGTATCTCGAATCCCTCTTTTATATATTTAGGCAAACTCATTTCTGTACAATATGCAGATATTTTACTTGGTTTATCTATAAAGGTATAATAATCACGGAGCTTCCACAAGTCACTATATATTTTTTTACCTCTATATTTCTCAAAGACAAAATCTGTCTTATATCTTATATGTCCTTTACCCATCTCCATCCAACCTACTACAGCTACTGGTTTATAATCATCTAAAAAGCGTTCCAAATCAACTGAGGCCATACAATAATTAGTTTTATGATCGTATCGATCAATAGCTACCCTATTCTTGCGTAAATGTTTTGCAAATATGGTATAAACGTAACTATGTTCTGCGAGATATGTTTTCAAATTCAAAATATATATCTTTTTGGTTGCCTGTTGGTTGTATTTCTCTTTTATATGCACCTCCTATTACTTTCTCAAACAAGTATAATGCCGGATAACCACCAAATATATTACTAGGTCTTACGTTATTTCTACGAGTTTGTCTCACTCTCATAACTTTTTGCATAGCCATATTATATTGATTTTTATCTTTTATGTTTTCTTTAATATACAAGCTGAGGGCATCCCAATAGTCACCTCCACACTTGTCTTTATAAAACCAAGCTATCTTTTTACTGTTTCCTTTTACTGCATCTTTATAATATCGTGCCTGTACTTCAACTTCAGGAAAAACATCCATAATCTGATTATATAATACAGGATCTAATGTTTTTACTTTATGTAAGTTCTTTGCAGCTTCAGCGTGTAATACAGTAGCAACTCGTAAACTATCTTTATTAAATACCTGCATATCGTAAACGTCACAGTAATCTATTTTCTTATCATAGAAATACTTAAACACATCCTTTTCTTTCCAGTCATATATAGGCTTTCCTATTGTAGCGTTTTTTAAATGTGGATTTTTAGTTAAATGACAAACCTTACTATTTGTAATACCACTAAAACGTATTAGGCTTTCATCGGCACGGATCCCTGTCATACTACATACTCTCCTATTCTTTTTATTATATAATAACTTGTCAAACTTCCATTGATCAAACACACCTTTCTCAGTAATACCACATTCAGGTTTATCAACTATCCATTTTCTATTCTCATCCCATTGTATATAATCCTTTTTATTTCCTAATACATATATCTCACTTTTTAATTGTGTCGTATAATATCTAAAATTATATCTAGGGTTATCTACAAATGTTAACACAAAATCCCTAACCATTGTATTAATCACTTCTTCGTCTCTAAATACTACATTAATTTTATCTGAGTAATTGTTTGTATCAAAGTATTCTTCAACGAGCTTTAACATAGCAAGGCTATCCTTACCACCACTAAAACTTACCCACACCTCATCGTGTGAGTTATAGATTTTATCTATTCTATCTAGTGCAGCTTCATACACATTACGATCTTCGTATATTAAATCTTTAAGAGTCGCCATCTACATCATATTCTATAAACTTTAATATTCTCTGACTGTCTGTCATTTTATTATCCATATATACTTCAGCAATATATCTTAATATTCTAGTAGATACGTTTTCTTGGTCTTTGAAATCGTTTCGGATCTTCTTTAAAAATTCATACCAAATATCTAACTCTTGTTCGTTTGTAAAATAGATAGTATAATCATTGAACTTCTCGTCTGTTACGCCTTTAATACTTTCCTCATCTTTGTCATTAAATAATGTAGGGTTTAAATCTAGTCCATATGTGTCAAGCTCCATTAAATCAAACTCATTAGCTAACATATCCCAATCCCACTCTCCATAGTTTAAATTGTCTTTTACTACAAATTCTTTTTGTTTAGCTTCATTTAGATCTTTAGCTACTATAATAGGTACTTCTTCAAGTCCAGCTTCTTGACAAGCTCTGAGCCTCATATTACCACCTAGCACTACTTTATCTTCATTTACTACTATTGGTCTTAGATCTAACATTTCAGGAAAACTCTGTATTGATCTAACTAATTTCTTAAACTTATAGTCTTTAATTACTCTTGGATTACTACTATTTGGTTTAATTTGTTTGATATTAACTTTTTCTATCATAATTATATAACGTTTATTTATACTGTAATTTGTTCAGTAACTAAATTATCCACATATTCTGAGACATTATCTATGTTTTCTTCACTTAAATACTCAATATTATTCAATAACTCATTTTTCTTATTCAATAAATTCTTTTCTCTAGTGTCAAATAAAGCATTTACTATAAAATCGTACCACTCTTTTAATTTAGGATTGTATCTTATATATACTTCAAACATACTGTTAGCATACATTACAGTTGTGTGATCTATACACTTACCATTCTCACAAAAGTAATCTTTAATACCATAAAAAGTCATTCCTTGATGCTCTTTGAGTATTCTAATAAATATAGCTCTAACTTCTACAACTTCCCTACGCCTACTGTTTTGAAATAAATCAATACCTGAGACTTCTATAATTTGTTTCGCTATCTTGTTATTTAATTCTTTCATTTTAATAAAATTTCTAAATAATAGTTATCTAATTTATCTTCAGTTAATCTTTCATCAACAAAATATTCTTTGTAAGTATTTATAGCTTTTTGGACTGAAGCCTTACCTCGTTCATATAATGCCTTATCACAATGAGCTAATCCTAACGTTAATGTTCTTTTGTCAATCATTACAAACTTAAAACATTCATACGACATATTAAACAAAGTACAATATATAAACACTTGACCTGCATAATCGTATTTCTCAACAGACTTGTCAAAGTTCTTTATGTCAGTTGTTGTTTTTAGATCAACAATTCTATCTCCAGCTAATATATCAGCCTTACCTCTAAATGGCATACCTAACACATTACCGATCATAGGCACTTCAAACTCTGAATCTTGTATCATTGACAAAGCCATCTCATTTCTATA